CAACGGCGTTGTGAAGACTCGCAGCAACGGAGCGCGCGCTCCCTTTGTGATGGATGCCAACTATGAGCCACGCGTTGGTCAACACTATCCCGATCCGAAGATCGAATTATTGCTGATGCCGGTTCAGATCCGCGCCTGATCCGTTGAAGCGGGAGGCCAGGTGCAAACCCTGGCCCAGGCCTGGCCCTTAGTGGCCACCTTTCAACTGTTGCACCTTGTATCTGATGACTACCACCACACGCACTAAGACGGCCCGCAAGGGTCGGAAGAAGTACGACGGCCCGAGCTCTGAAGAGATTCTGTTAGCTGATCTGGTCGCCCTGATGGAAAGCTCGGACCTGCCGCCGTGGCAGCGGCCATGGCAGGGCCACCAGGGCGAGCACAGGAACCTAATCACTGGCCAGCCGTATAGGGGCTGTAATCCCTTGCTGTTGCAGATGGGCGGGTTGATGCGTGGCCACACGCTGCCGCTGTGGATTGGCGGCGCCCAGGCCAAGGCCCAGGGCTGGTTCCCGAAGAAGGGAACCAAGGCCGTGCGGATCGTTCGGCCACAGCTGAACCGGTACACCGACGAAGCCGAGAATCTGCAGACCGGCCAGACCGAAGAAGTCACCCGCCAATGGGTCACTTATAAGCCGGTCGCTGTGTTCAATGCTGCCGATCTGCAGGGCGGTGACGAAGCCAGCGCCGAGACCCTGCAGCAGGCCATTACCGAGGCCCTGGGGCAGCACAACACCACGCCACAGCCTGAGCCATCCGAACGCCTGCAGGCTGCCTGGCAGGTGCTCGAGCGTTGGTCTGTGCCGACTACCTGGGGCGGTGCCCTGGCTTGCTACATCCCAAGCCGGGACGCGATCTCCATGCCTGCTGTTGATGCCTTCCGAAGCCGTGAGACAGCTGCGGCCACCTGGGCCCATGAGCAAGCCCACAGCACCGGCCACAGCGCCCGACTGAAGCGCACTTACGGCAGCCGGGGCAGCGCTGCTTATGCCAGGGAGGAGCTTGTCGCTGAACTGGCCAGCGTGCTGGTCTGCTACCGGCTGCAAATCGGCTATCAGCTGGAGCAGCACGCCGCCTATCTGAACAGCTGGGCGCAGCACTTGAAGGAGGGAGGCCCTAAGGAGCTGTTCAAAGTGCTCAGCGATGCACGCAGGGCCGCTGATCTGATTGCACCTGAACCGGAGGCCGAGGAGGCCTGAACAGCAGCACCACCGGCCCGGCCTGCTGCTGGGCCCTTACCCCACTGCTACTGAAGCAATGCAAAATCAACATTCTCTCTGCCCTGTTGTTGTCACCGATCAACAGTTGACGCGGGAGGCCTGGGAGGCCCAGGTGGCCCACCACGTCGAGAGCCTTGTCGAGCTGGGCTGGCGCTGGCAAGGGCGAGCTCTGGCCCCCAGCTGGCAGCCGCAACGGTTGCACATGGAGGGCTCATGACTTGTCGAGTGCTTGGCTTCTTCCTGGGGCTGACGCTTTCAACAGCGTGCATCAACTTGACAGCTCCTGATTTCTTCACTCAAAAACACTTTGATTTCCTTTTTGGCTATGAAACTTTGGATTCCGATTGACTTTTATCTGGGGGCTTCAGTCCGTCGGAATCGGTTGCTCGAGGTGCCGACTCGGGTTGTGCATCATGTTGGCGCCAACCGCGCGGTTCGATTTGAGTGCTGCGTTCTGCTGCATATTTGCGTCATTGTTGATTTCAAACCGTTGTACGTTGGCAACCGTTGCGGTGATTGCTAGTTCTACAATGTCAATGTCGAGCACCTTGCAATGTCAACTCTTGAATCATTCCGCGCTGGGCTTCGGCTCATGCGGACCATCAATCCACAGATCAGAGCTAGCCAGATCGAAATGCTGATCACGGTTCAGTTGAATCCGGGCATCAGTCAGACCGATCTGGCAGTGGAGTGTGACTTGACACTCTCAGCCGTTTCCCGAGCTGTTGACGTTTTCAGCACGTCAGGGCGAAGGGATGGCCGTAGCTCAGCTCTTGGCCTGCTGGAGGCCCGCAAGGTGCCAGATAATGAGCGCCTTTTGGCGCTCTATCTGACCCCAAAAGGGCAGCAAATCTTGAAACTTCTCTCTGAAATTAACCATGGCAACTAGATACAGAGCCGACCGTGATTGCTGGATCGCTGCAATCGAAACACCAGAAGGCCGGGTGACGCGGCACTTCAAGACAGAGGAGGAAGCATCCCGATACGAGCTGCTGATGGCAGGCTGCAACCTTTACCGGTTGCACAGCGTCTGTTGCTCGCTCGATTGGGAGGGCAAGGAACCTAGCCAGAAACAGCGGGCCATGCGGCTGATCGCCATGCTCGGGGAGGCCACGCACCCCAGGCAGCTGACCACCGGCGTCATCGATGAACTGGTGGCGAAGCGGCGGCAGGCTGGCGCCGGCAACAGCACGATCCGCAAGGAGCTCAGCGCTTTAAGGGTGATGCTTACAAGGGCTCAGCGCCTGGGCTGGATTGAGCAGCTGCCGCTGTTCCCTGAAGGCCGGACATTGAAGCTCCCAGAGGCCCGTGATCTGGTGATCCGTGAAGAGTGGTTCCGAGAGCTGCTCGACGTCATGGAGAAGCGTGAGCAGCGTGATGAGATCGCTCTGACTCGGTTCCTGCGAGCTACAGGTTGCCGTGTTGGCGAAGCCTTGGACCTGCGTTGGGATCGAGTTGATCTCAACAAGGGAACGGTTCAGTTTGTGTTGACCAAGGGCTGCAACGCTCGCCGGTTGCCGATCAGTGATGAGGTGAGATCTGTGTTGCTCCAGCAGCAGGCCAAAAGCCGCAGTCCGCTGGTGTTCAGCATTGCCTACAAGACATTCCACGCTCAGTACAAGTCAGCCGTCCGACAGGTTTGCCTCAACCTGGGCCTGGGATTGCAGGTGCAGCAGGAGTGGGTGATCCACACCCTGCGGCACACGAAGATCACAGAGCTGGCACAGAAGGGTTTCCAAGCACCCGCGATTCAGCAATGGGCAGGCCACAAATCACTGGCGATCACACAGCGGTATGTGCATGGTGCAGGTGTTGACCTGTCGAGCCTCGCCGACTGTTGAACGGTGTCTCATCATCGAGACACTTGCGAAAACAGTTGAACGTTGGCGGAACCAGCCAACGACATAAAAGCCAGTCTGAACAGGCTTTTTCGGTCAGCTTCAATGGACTCTGCATCCATTCTATTAGTTGCCACACCGATAAAAGCCTGCTCAGAACTGGGATCTCACTGGAATCTCACGAAATGTCTGAGCAACAGTCAATCGAAGTCAACACTCCACGGGAAAAGCAGCTCGAGCTCGAGCGTTGGTGCCGCAATATGGGCCAGCAAAAATCACGGGCCGATGGCTGGGAGAAAGGAGCTCAGGGCTCCTTGATCAACAAGCTGGCCGAGGCCTACTTGCAGCTTGTCCAGGAGGCTTGGGAGCGCGGCAAAACAAGGGCTGGCAAACAGGCTCACATTTGGCAGCTCATGCCCGCATGGGAGCCGGTTCAGCATGTGGCGCTGGAAGCCTTCTACTACGTCATCAGCCATTGCCATGACTCCCAAAGCGCCAACAAGATGGCTCGAGGCATTGGCACCCGGGCCGAGTACGTCCTTTGGCTCAAGCACGAGGCCTGGGGTGAGAGCCTCCACTTGCAGGGCATCAAGCTGGCTGGCGGCAGCAGCCTGAGCATGGACTTGATGGTTCGCCGGCTCAGAGACAAAGGTTTCAGAAAGGCCGCGGCCTACAAACCCCTTGAACCGATTGAAAAGACTGGGCTGGGGATGTTGTTCCTCGAGCTGATCGCTACCAGCACCGGGTTGATTGAGCTCTACATCGAGAAGGGCGCGATGGGGCGGAAGAAGAAAATGGTGCGGATGACAGAGCTCTACTGGAGCTATCTGGATAACTGGCTGGAGATCATTCAGTGGCTCCGGCCATTGCGGCTGCCAATGCGGGTGCCTCCCAAGCCCTGGACCAACCATCACGACGGTGGGTATCTACTGCTCGAGAGCCAGGTTTCCCCTGTGCCCTGGGAACGCTGGCCAGTGCTCATGAAGCAAGCCAAGCCTTGCGTGCTGGGCAGCATTAACGCCCTGCAGGAGGTGCCATACGTCATCGATCACGAGATGGCCGATCTGCTGGCCAGCGTCTGGGAACTCGGCCATCCCATCGGCAAGGTGCCACGTCGTGAGCGGCTGCCTGAACCGATAGACCATGAGTACAGGATGCGGGGCCTGGGCCCCTCGGCCTACTGGAAGGCGGTGTGGGAGTACAAGGCGGATCGCCGGCTGAACGGCAGCAGGAGTCAGATCATCAGCTCAATGGTGACCTACACAAAACTCTGCGACGCAGACAATCTGCACTTCGTCTGGCGCATGGATCACCGTGGGCGCCTGTACTCGCGCGGGGCTCAGCTCAACCCGCAGTCTGCAGATCATTTCAGGGCCCAGCTGCAGTTCGCAGAGACCAGCCCCATGAAGGGCAACGAGGCCGCGTTTGCATGGTCCCTGGGGGAAGCCTATGGCGAGGCCAAGGATGAAAAGGTCCGCATCGATTTCTTGCACGACGAACGGGACGTGATCGCTGCAGCCGGTCGCAGTCCGGTTGATTACCTCGAGTTCTTTGACCGAGCTAAGGAGCCCTTCCGCTTCGCCCAGCTCTGCATGGACTGGGCCTGCTATCAGGACAACCCAGCATTCAGAACCGGGACAATTCACTGGCTCGACCAGACCTGCTCTGGCTGGGGCCACCTGGCCTGCCTGATCGGAGACCATGATCTTGCTCAATTCACCAACGTGGTGGGGAGCCGGCCGGCCGATCTGTATCAAGGCATTGGCTTGGCTGTAGAGCAACGCATCAAATGGCTCTTGGATCACGAAGAGCTGACCGATCGGCAGCGAGTTTGCCTGATCTGGTGGCAGGAACACGACATTCCACGGAGCCTATGGAAAGGAATGCTGATGCCTGTCATTTATGGCAGGACTTACCTGAGCCTGACTCAAACGGTGCGTCATTATCTACGCGATGAGGTCAAGGATTTCCTAACAGACGAGGGCCTGAGAGTCGTTGATGTTGCCAACGTCATGGCCAAGGCCGTCAACGACGTAGTCGCTGACACCTTCCCACACGTCAGAGATCTTTCCCGATGGCTCGGGCGACTCGCTGACATACAGATGGATAAAGGGATTAGGCCTTATTGGTACACACCGAACATGATGGCTGTCGAGTCCTACAGCAACGTCACCTATGCCGACAAACTTGAACTAGCAGTGGCAGGCAGGAGTGTCAGGGTCCGGCAACGCAATCAGGACAAGACCAAGTTCAACAGACAAAACACGAAGAGGAAGCTAGTGCCTGACTTCGTCCACAGCATGGATGCAGCTTTCTTGCAGCGCTTCGTGTGCCACTGGCAGACCTATGAGCATCCCTTGAGCGTTGTCCATGACTGCTTTGGAACAACGATTGGATCTGTCAGCACGTTGCGGTCTGAGTTGAACGACCAGTGGGCACGCTTCTACTCGGTGGACTACCTGACGCGTCACCAGGGGATGGTCGAATGCGTTGTTGGCGAGGAGGTGCCTGCTCCTCCGATCATCGGGACCTTGGACCGCTCGAAGGCTGGGGAGAACCCATATTTGTTTTGCTAAACACTTGCCACAGTGCAACAGTTTTAGCTATGCTCACATTGCTGGTTCAACCAGCGCTACGAAACCCAAATCACAATGGCCAAACACGTCACTTCAATCGCTCGCGTCGCCTTCAACAGCATCATCAATCCGCGAACATCAGACTTCGGCAAAACCAGCTGGGATGTCGGTGTAGTTCTCACCGAAAAGGATTCTCAAAGCATCTTTCAAGCAATTGAAGATGAGATCAATCGCTTTCGGGACGCCAACGCCAAGGGCAAGGAGCTACCCAGCAACGACAAGCTCAAAATGCCGTGGCGGCAAAGCGTCCGGCAGAACGAAGACGGTGAAAAGGTGCCCGTCGAGGGCGAGTTCCTCTGGGTGTTCAAGCGTCCGGTTTCATACCCCGATCGACGCAACGGAGGAGAGATGAAAAACACTCCGCCCTTGATTTATGACTCGATGGGAAAAATTGTGGACGGCCTTCAGGAGGTGCCCAATCAAACCACTGGCAAAGTTGTCTATGAAGTTGGCATCTACAACCGCATGGGCAACTCTGGCGTAACCCTGCGCCTTGTCGGGTTTCAGATCGCCGAGATGGGGGCAGGATCCGGCGTTGATCTGACCCCGATCGAAGGTGGGACCTTTGTGGCTGAAGAGGACAGCGCCGACATTGGCGCACTGCTTAGCGCCTGATGCTGGAAAGGTTCAACCGATACAACAAACAACGCAAAGACAAAGAGCACCGCTCGCGTTTGGAAGATCAGGTTGAAGATGCCCTGCGTATGCAGGGCTTCCTGCCTGAATACGAATCCGAAAAGTTCTCTTATGTCTTGCGCCGGAAATACACTCCAGACTTCAGAGTTGGAGATGTACGCATTGAGGTCAAGGGTTGGTGGCCACCAGCAGAAAGAACAAAGTTCCTTGCTGTTGTCATGGCAAATCCCACCTTAAAGATCTTCGTTGCGTTGCAGCGCCCTGGTCTCACTTTGAACAAGAGCAGTAAGACCACATATGCAGAGTGGTGCCAGAAACATGGCATTGCTTGGTGCCCCATCCCTATCCCACCTGACTTCCTTAAACAATGGCTAGCTGGGCAAAGACTCACATTCCATGCCCAGGGCCCGACTGCGACAGCTCAGATGGCGCCAGCCTCTGTGAAGACGGAAGCATCTACTGCTTCGTTTGCGAAGGGCGCTTCGATTCAGAAGGCAACCCATGGAAAAGACCAATGACAAGCATCGCGGCCTTAGCTGGAATCCCCAGGACTGACAGCGTCACCAAGCAAGTGATCTTCCTTAAGGGAGATCCAGCCGACTTGCTGGAAGAACGGTGCATCAGCCCGTCAACCTGTCGTCTATACGACTATCAGCGAGCTGCTTGGCGCGGCCAGCCAGCTCAAGTCGCCAACTATCGAGACGAAAACGGACTGGTCTCAGCTCAACACATCCGCTATGGCGCAAAGCAGTTTGCATGGAATGGCCGGGAGAAAGGAGCAAAGCTCCAGCTGTTCGGCCAGCATCTTGGCAGCGAAGGCACGCTCATCCTCTGCGAGGGAGAGATCGATGCCATGTCCGTGTATGAAGTGCTGCAGACACATAGCCATAGGCACAGGTTTGTTGCTGCCTCCATCCCTGACGGGGCGCAGTCGGCTAAGCGTTCATGCAAAGACCAGTTGCAGTGGATCCTTGGCTTCAAGCGTGTTGTCATCTTCATGGACAACGATGATCCCGGCAGGAAGGCTGCTGCCGAGTTGGCGGAACTGATTGGGCCATCAGCCGCTATTGCCAGTGCCTTTTCATACAAGGACGCCAACGAAGCCCTGCAAAACAACGATGACTTGGCTGTCCTTACGGCCATCAACAACGCCAGGCGTCATAGACCAGAGGCAATCGTCCATGCTCCTGAGCTCCTCAGCAAGGTGCTCAATCCAGAGCATCGTTTTGGCCTGCCCTACCCCTGGCATGGTTGGAACAAGTACACCGAGGGCATGAAGCCAGGCCAGCTGGTCATGGTTTCTGGTGGCACCGGCATCGGCAAGAGCCTGTTCACCCGCAGCATTGCGCTGAACCTGGCCAAGACCGGAACACGGGTGGCCTATATCGGGCTCGAGGAAAGCTGTGAAACCAGCCTCGAGCGGATGCTGAGCGAGGAGCTTGGGGTGAGCCCCGCGTTCCACCTCGACACACCAGACCAGCGACAACGCCGCGATCAAGAGGAGATCAAAGCAGCGCTGGCCAAGTTTGCTGACAACCTATTCCTTCTCGACAAGTTTGGAAGTGATGACTTTGATTCTTTTGTTGCATCGGTTAAGCACTACGTCCTTGGAGAGGAATGTCAGGTTGTCATCCTTGATCACTTCTCACTATTGGCTGATGGCATTGCCCTTTCTACTGACCAGCGCCGCGCTATTGATCGGTGCATTAAGGATCTCAAGACGCTTTGCGTTGAACTCAGCTTCACGATGGTCGTTGTCTGCCACCTATCGAGGCCCGGTGGATTCGGTCCATCGCACGAAGAGGGTGGTGAGCCCACGCTGTCCGAGCTACGAGGATCTCATTCCCTAGCTCAGATCCCTGACTTCGTTGTGATGCTGCAACGCAACCCCCGAGCTGAAGACAAGGTGGAGGCCAACACCACCAACTGCTGGCTGAAAAAGAATCGGGTCAAGGGAGAGCTTGGCCTGATGTCACGACTGCACTATCTCGACAGCTGCCGATTCCATGAACTCTGAAGACCTTGTTCAACGCTTTGAAGAAAGCGGCCCACTCAAAGATGATCTTTATTACAAGATCAGGGGGCATGTATTGAATGAACTGTATGACTTTGCCGTCAAGAACTACAACGAGGAAAAGCCCTATGAAGATCGATTGCCGATGACTGTACGCCAGTCGTACTACATGGGCTATGCCAAGGCGATCGATGGCATCCGAGGCATGGCCCAACTGCCCATGAATGAACAGGAGTTTTTGCTGTGACCAGAATCCTTGTTGACGCTGACATGCTGCTGTTCCGTGCCTGCGCAGCGACGGAGGTGGAGGTGGAGCTGCGCCATGACGTCTGGGTGCGTCATAGCGAGCAGCCCCAGGCCAGACAGATTTACTGGGACCAGATCATGACGTGGTGCGAGCAGTTTGAGACCGCTCCTGAGCATGTCATGCACTGCTTCACGGAACGCAGTGCCTTCAGGCGTGAGTTGGCGCCCAGCTACAAGGCCAACCGGAAGGGGTACAAGCCTGTTGGCTTCAAGGCATTGAAGAATGAACTGCTGATGGATGAAGGCGCCTTCATGTTTCATAAGATTGAAGCTGATGACCTCATTAGCATCTTCGCCACTATGCTGGATGCTTATGATGATGGCGTTGTCATCGCCTCGGGGGACAAAGACCTAAGGCAAGTCCCTGGTGTTCATGTTTGGATTGGCGGTGAGCCGTATGAAGTATCAAAAGAAGAAGCCGAGCGATTCACCTACCAACAGTGCCTTTCAGGAGACTCGACCGATGGCATCCCAGGGTGCAAAGGGATTGGAGCAGTCCAGGCCGAGCGCATCGTCAGCAAGTTCGACCTATCCCGGCCTGTGGATTGTTGGGAAGAAATTGTTCGGACGTATGAACAGAAGGGTCAGGTGGACAACCCACGGGACACAGCGCTCCAGCAGGCGCGATTAGTCCGGCTGCTTCGAGCCGGCCAGTACAACTTCAACAACCACGAGGTCACGCTATGGAATCCCCCGACGTCTACAAGCGAATCATCGGACAGCACCTTAACCCTGAAGTGTTAGATGCACTTGACAAGTTGTTCCCAGAAAGGACACCTGAACTGGCTGACTCAATCGACCAAGTCCGGTACACTTCAGGTCAGAGGTCTGTCATTCGCTTTCTCAAAGGCCTCGTTGAACCACAGCAATGAGGTCAGATGGCAATCGACAACCTGCGTGACTACAAGTTTGGCGGCAAATACATCGTCGGCAACCCGCATGACTACAAGTTTAGCGACCAATACATCGACCGAAACAATAACTTCGAGGACATCTGGAACAACCCAGGCAATTACTCCTATGAGGAGTTCGAGAAGTCTTTTGACTCAACCTATGCTCCTCGCATTTTTATTAACTCGGACGACGGCGACGAGAACGAGTATCGGACCCAGCAGGACCTCCCCAATTTCCAGTCAAGGAAGAATGCGGCTGTCAACGATTGGCTGGGTCGCCGCCAAGGCGCTGCTGCTCAAGCTGCGGCTGCCAACAACAATTCCAACCCCACTCCTTTGGACATCGATCCAAAGCGTGGCACCGGGGAATACGACGACATCATTGACAGCCTGAGGGATGAGCTAGGCACTGCTCAGCAGACCATTGCCGACATCAGAGACAGGCAAGTCAGCACACCCCAGACGCCATCGGTCCAAGACCAACTGGCTGAGGTGCTGGCACAGATGCAGCTGGACTTTCAGCAGCGGTATTCCGGCTTGCAGGACATGATGCTGCAACAGCAGCAGAGCTTTCAAAGCTCGATGAGCATGTTTCAGCAGCAGGCTCAGGCCGCCCAGGCTGCTTACCAGCAGCAGCTGCAGCTGTCGCAAAACATGGCCAAGGCTTACGTGCCTCCGGCAGAGCAAAGTGCAGCGACTGCGGCAATCGGCGACCAGCGGGAAATGGAAACCCGTCGGTCTGAGGACAACGTCCTCAGTGAGCTCTCGATCCTGTCCGGGCTGGGCACCAGCTCGAATCCACTTTCTGGCCTTCAACTTGCATAACCATGGCTTACTCAACTGGGACTGAAGCGTATGCTGCAATGCTGCGGGCTTTTGAGGCTATGAAGCTTCAGTACCCCGGCCAAGTTGGTATTACAGGAAAACAGTATTACAACATCCCATGGTCTGCTCAAAAGGCGTTCAACGACAAGTGGAACCCCATTGTTCAGCAGGCTAGACATATTGAAGGCAAGGCGAACCCAAATCCAGGGTCTCGATACGCAAAGATGTCGGCGGCCGAGCAAAAGGCTATCGATGATCGCAAGGCTGCAGCTGCCGAGAAGGCCTATGCCAACCCCAGTTACCCCGACCCAACACCGCCAGCAACTCAGCCGAGTCCAGTAGAAGCGGTTACTGCAACCTACGAATCGAAAATCAAAGAGCTGCAAGACCTGATCACTCAGCAAACAGCTGACTTCACGTCTCAGCAGCAGCAGATGCAGGAAGGCCTGGCAGCTCAGCAGGAGGCCTACAACAAGCAGGCCCAACAGATGGCCAATTCTCAACGGGCCTACACCCCAGCGCCTGAAGCAACAGCAACTGAAACAACCACGACTGATTCAGGGCTAACCACCCGGAGGACTGCACGAAGCGGCCTTACATCATTAGCGATCATTGAAGGGCTTGGCACCAATGCCAACCCACTGTCCGGCCTGCAACTTGCGTAATGGAACTCACTGCTGAATCACGTTGGCGCGACCTTGAGCTGCACCGGTCGGTGTATCTCCGTCGTGCCATTGACTGTGCATCGCTGACGATCCCCAGCCTGATCCCTGAATCAGATCAAAGCTGGGGCTGGGGCGGTGAGCAGTACAACAGCCTGAAGTCTCTGTATCAAGGCGCCGGGGCCCGTGGCGTCTCGAGCTTAAGCGCCAAGCTCTTGCTTGCTCTCTATCCCCCGAGTCAACCGTTCTTTCGGTTGATGATTGAGAAAGGCAGGATCGAGGAGTATCTGGCCCAGGCTGGTGGTGATCAGCAGAGCCAGCTGAGCGAGCTGGACATCGCGCTTGCATCAATCGAACGACAGATCCTGCAGAAGCTGGACAAGCTGCAGGCCAGGCCAGCGCTGTTCGAGGCAGTCAAGCATTTGGTTGTCGGCGGCAACGCCCTGCTCTACGTCGGCACTGAGACAATCCGCATGTACAGCCTGCGTTCATTCTGTGTTGACCGTGACCCGGAGGGGAACGTCACTGAGATCGTTGTGCGTGAACAGGTGGCTGCTGAGCACCTGCCCGAAGGTGCTGACACAAGCGATGACGAAGAGGGAAGCCGCGAGCCGCATGACGTTTACACGCATGTTGACGTGGACTGGTCCGAGGATCGCGTTGAGTGGTTCCAGGAATACAAGGGGAAAAAGATCAGAGGGACTAGCGGCTTCAGCCGGATGGCAACAAGTCCCTGGCTTGTACTGCGCCTGCACAGGATTGCAGGTGAGAGCTATGGCCGCGGCCTGGTTGAAGAAGTGCTGGGGGACCTTCAGAGTCTTGAGAGCCTGAGCAAAGCGATCGTGGAGGGCAGCCTGATTGCTGCCAAGGCGTTGTTCCTGGTCAACCCGAACGGTGTAACGCGGGCAGATGTGTTGGCCCGTGCCGAGAACGGAGCAATCGTGGCGGGTAACGCCGCTGACGTTGAAGCGCTGCAGGTGCAGAAAGCCAATGACTTCAACACTGCATTGCAGACGATGCAGTTACTTGAACGTCGTCTCAACTTCACGTTCCTGACGAACGAAGCTGTGCAGCGTGACGCTGAACGAGTGACAGCGGAGGAGATCAGGCTGATGGCAGAGCAGCTGGAGCAGGGCCTTGGTGGGATCTACTCGATCTTGAGTGCTGAACTGCAGCTGCCGCTGATCAAGCGGACGATGCACATGATGGAGAGGGACGGCGAGATGCCTGCTGTCCCGGAAGGCTTGATCAACCCACAGGTCACCACTGGTCTTGAGGCAATCGGTCGAGGCAATGACAAGCAACGTCTGACCAACTTCCTTCAGGTTGTTGCGACTGCGATTGGGCCTGAGCAATTCCTGCAGTACATCAACCCATCAGAGTTGATTCGGCGCTTTGCTGCGTCTGACGGCATCGACATTGCTGGGCTTGTGAAGTCAGAACAGGAACTACAGGCTGAACAAGCACAGGCACAGCAGGTAGCATTGGAGCAGCAACTTGCACAAGGAGCTATCCAAAATGGAGCAATCGGTGGGCCGCCGCAGCCGGCGAACACAACCGGTGGAGGAAATGCTGGAGAAGCAAGTCCAGCCGTCGCCCCAGGCTGAGAAGCAGCATGGGGTGCATCTTATGCCATACCCAAATGGCGAAGGTCACATGATCGTTCAGAACGGATTCCCCCATGCCTGAAGTACAGACTGGACAAGACGGATCCTTTGAGGATCAAGCAGCTGTTGCCGAGGAATCGGCTCGCGTTGATGCAGCTCGAGCTGAGTTGTATGACGAAGCCGCTGGCCAGGAGGAGACGGGTCAAGGGAGCGATCTGATTCTGGGCAAGTACAAGTCTGTTGATGACCTTGCTTCTGCTTACCAGAGCCTGCAAGCCGAATACACAAGGCTCAAAGGGGGGCGGCCCGAGCCTGTTCTTGAGTCTGCTCCCGAGGCCGCTGCTGAGGCCCCTGAAGCCCCTCAAGATGAGCAGCGTGGTGACGATCAAGACCAGCCCAAACTGACGGTCCAGGACGCCGAGCGCATCCGGGATCAAATGTTTGATCAGGTTGGTGGAGAGGAGCGCTACAAGGCGGTTGCTGGTTGGGCAGCGAGGAATCTTCCTCCTGATCGGATTGGTGCCTTCAATGCCGCTCTTGAGCGTGGTGATCAATCGCAGATCATCAATCAGTTAAAGGGCCTGCAATACGACTACATGATGGCAACTGGCTATGAGCCAAGGCTTACCGGTGGTCGTGCTCCAAGCAACCAGGTGAGAGGCTTCAAGAGTGAGGCCCAGGTGATTGAAGCCATGAAGGACCCGCGCTATAGCGGCAGCAACCCTGATCCGGCTTACATCAAGGAAGTAGAGGAACGCATTGCCGTGAGCAATGTGTTCACTCCGAAGTGAAGCTGCGGTAGAAAAGGGGCAGATCTTTTGCTCATTGATCTGCCCAAGGCTCACTACGGTGACACCCGAGGTGCGGAGGTGGGAATGATCAACCAACACCTTCACATCCAAAAACAATGGCTGCTCCAAACCTTACTCTTTCTCGCAGTGGTGCTGTCAACAACACCACTGGCACTTGGGCCCAGGACAATGCTCTGTTCCTGAAGGTCTTCTCCGGTGAGGTGCTGACTGCTTTCCAGCGGTCTTGCATCTTTGATGACATGGTGCAATCTCGCACCATCGCCAATGGCAAGAGCGCTCAGTTCCCGGTGACTGGCCGCTTCACTGCCAAGTATCACACTCCTGGCGAAATGATTGTCGGCCAGGGCAACATGGCTCAGAACGAGGTCGTGATCAAGATCGACGATCTGCTGATTGCAGACGCCGCTCTGTATGACCTTGATGAAGCCAAGAACCACTACGACATCCGTGCGATCTACTCCAAAGAGCTTGGCGAAGCTCTTGCCCGGGAATACGACAAGCGCCTGGCGCGTGTCATCACCCTGGGTGCCCGCACTGCCGCTGGTGATTTGACGGCCAACCTGCCTTCTGGTCTGAGCCCTGACGATCCGTACCGCACCGGCACTCGGATCGACATCAACAAGGCAGCACCCACTCCTGATGACCTTGTTGCTGCGGTCTTCACCGCTGCTCAAAACCTGGACGAAAAGGACATCCCTGCTGATGGCCGCGTTCTGGTCTGCTCCCCTGAGATCTACTACACCCTGATCCAGTCGAGCCGTGCGGTGAATGTGGACTTCAACCAGCAAGGTGTGAACGGCTCTTACCGCGAGGGCCAAATCGCCAAGCTGGCTGGCTTCAACATCTACTCCAGCAACCACATCAAGCAAGGCAACGTTACGGCAAAAACTGGCGAGCAGGGTTACACCTTCGCTGGCTCTGACGTGACTCTGTCTTCTGTGGACATGAGCAACACCAAGATGCTCGCGTTCCAAAAAGGTGCTGCTGGCGTTCTGAAGCTGCGTGACCTGTCCATGCAGATGACTGGCAATGACTACAACGTCATGTACCAGTCCACGCTGATGGTTGCTCGTTACGCCTGCGGCTTTGGGATCCTGCGTCCTGAGGCTTGCGTCGAGATCCACAACGACGCCTGATCAGGCAGAGCCTTGGTAGCTTTGTTGATCGCTGTCAAGATAAGGGGAGCACCGCTCCCCTTTTTTTATCCAGGTAGGCCATGACAGAACTCGAAGCGGTAAACACGTTGCTCGGCATCATTGGCGAGGCACCGATCGACCGCCTGGCAGACGTGTCGGTGAACGACATCGATGACTCAAGCCTTGCACGCAAAACGCTGCGTGAGATCGAGCGTGACGTGCAGGCCGAAGGCTGGGGTTGGAATACAGATTACGGTGTGGAACTGCAGAAGGAGCTTGGGACCAACCAGTTTCCGTTGCCTTCAAACCAACTGACAGTGTATTTCTCACCAAGCCGTTATCCGAACCAGCAGTACGTGGCGAGAGGGAATAGGGTCTACGACAGGGTGAAGCGCACGTATGACTTTGGTGATGACTTCACTGGGCCTTTGATCGCTGATCAGATGGTCACCCGGCTGGCATGGGACGAGATGCCCCACCAGGCGCAGCAGTACGCAACGATCAGAGCCGCGCGGATCTACTCAGATCGATACGTCAACAGCAACGTAATCTATACCTACACAGTGCAGGACGAAGAATACGCAAGGGCAATGTTGATCAGGGCTGAGGAGTCGCAGCTGGGCAACAACTTGCTATGGGGTAACGATCGTGGCTCGGCCCACGGACTGAGTTACTTCCCAGCCGAGGGCACACGTTTCAGGACACGCTGATGGCACGACGCAAATCATTCCTCCAACCTCGCCGCCAAGGGAGCGGTCCATCCACTCCATCGCTGGTAAAGATGGACAGCCTGATCCAAGGCATCTCTCAGCAGCCTGCTCACCTCCGGCTGGTTGGCCAAGGGGAAGAACAGATCAATGGTTGGAGCAGCCCGGTGGAGGGGCTTACAAAGCGGAATCCTGTCCGTCTGATCAGCAAGATCAAGGATCAGCCAATCAGCGACTCTTACCTCGAGATGCTGAATGTTACCGGTGATGAGCAGTACGGGGTGTTGATCTATAAGGATGGCTCGGATCTGAAGATGCAGATCTACCGAAACGGATCCGCCCCCACGCTGAACGTCCATGGGACTGGCATGACAGTGAGCGGTGACACTGTGACCATTGCCGCCGGCGCTTACCTGCACAACAGCGATGACCTGTACAGGAAGTATGTACTGATCAACAACGGGCCCCTGGGCCTGCTGTTGAACAGGGAAAAGACCGTCGAGATGGATTCAGATCTCAGCCCAACTCGAGCGAATGAAGGCCTGGTCTTTATCCAAGGAGTCGCGTATGAAGTGACCTATGACTTGAAGCTGAATGGCACGAGTGTCGGGACAGTGACCACCCCGAAAGCCACCGACACCAACAACAAGTTGAGTACATCAGACGTTGCCAGCCAGATTGCCGCCAAGGTCAATGCCGTCTCGGGCTTCAATGCAACAGCCCAAGGCTATGTCGTTAAAGTCGCCAAAGACGACGGCAGCACATTTACGGCTGAGCTGGATGATGGTCGCAGTGGTTCGCTGGCTCGAGCCTTTACTGACAAAGTCACCAGCCTGAGTGAACTGCCTACCGTGGCACCAAACGGTTACATCATCAATGCCCAGGGGGACCCATCCTCGGAGGTTGATGACCGCTGGCTTAAGTTCACGACAAACGATGGCGGGAGCTTTGGCGATGGCTCATGGGGAGAAACGGTAAAGCCCGGCATCAAATACAAGTTTGACGTAGACACAATGCCGATCGTGCTTTACAGGCAAGCCGATGGAATAATCTTCATTGGTCCAGCCGATGGCGCAGAACAAACTGAAGGGGCCGAGACATTCACTTTCCCTACCT